CTGTTGTGGAATTACTGAGTGGAATAATAATCCAATCAGTTTAGAGATTGACCATATTGATGGAAATCCCTATAATAATAGTTCTGATAATCTCAGGTTTATCTGCCCAAACTGCCATTCACAAACGCCAACATATAAGGCAAAGAATAAAGGTAAAGGTAGAGTTAAACGGCGTGAGAAAGCACTTCAGGATTATTATAGACAAGCCCTTGTAGCATAACGGTTACTGCATCCGCCTTGTAAGCGGAAGATTCTCGGTTCGATTCCGAGCGGGGGCTTGACATAATACTCATTATGTCATATAGTTCATATGTCCGTGTGAAGGCAAGTGCCGGGAGAGTCAAATCTCCCACATTGCGGATTTAATTCAGTGGTAGAATGGCTGCCTTCCAAGCAGTTCGTCAGGGGTTCGAATCCCCTAATCCGCTTGCCCTATAAAACTCAGGGCTACTAAATAAACTTCGTAGTTGTAAATCTTAATACAATATGACTTTCCAAAATATTATCGTTGCTGGTGTAGTTGCTGCGACTTCTATCGCTGCTCCTGCAATGGCACAAGTTACCAGCGTTTCACAACTGAAAGACGTTCAACCTACGGATTGGTCTTATCAAGCTATCACTAATCTGGTGGAGCGTTATGGTTGTGTTGCTGGTTATCCCAATGGCACTTTCCGTCCTGGTCAACCTGCTACTCGTGCTGAGCTTGCTGCTCTGACGAATGCCTGCCTTGACCGTATCAGTGAGTATCAAAGTTCTGCTGATGCTGCTCTTGCCGCTGCTCTTCGTGCTCAGTTCTCCAAAGAGATTGCTGCAACCAATACTCGCGTAAGTGCTCTTGAAGTTGCTGCTGCACAAAAAGCACAAGGCGTTGGTAATTATCTTGGTGCTGGTGTTCTTCTCAATCAACAAGGTGTTGCCGGTAACGGTTATAGTGCTCAGCGTACTGTTTCTGGTGCTACCGTTCAAGCACGTTATGCTGTAAAGACTTTTAGTAATCAAAATGCTGTTGCTGTTCGTCCTTATGCTAACCTAGTAGGTACTCCTGCTGGTCAGATTGGTGCAGGTGGTGGTGCTCTGGTTTCTTATGATTGGAGCATTTCTCGTGCAAAGTCTGGTGTAAGCCGTGCTAACATCTATACCGGTGTTGGTTATCAAATTCCTTTCGTGAATGACACTGCTGCTAACTATCAGTCTGCTGTTGGTAATCGTGGGCAAGTAGTGGTTGCTCTGGGTCTTGAAGGTCGTATCAGCAACTCACTTGTTGGTTTTGCTGATCTAAAATTCCCTACAACCAATGCTGGTAATAGTTATGGTTCTAAAAATGGAACTTACTCGCCAGTATTCACAACTGGTCTAGGAATCAAGTTCTGATAAATTACTAAAGTTTTGAGTGGAACCACCCATTTTTGGGTGGTTCTTTAGTATAAACCTAATTTTGATAATAATGAAAATAAATCTTTGGTTTTGTAAAGAAATGAATCAATGGCGTTGGACTTTGACTGACGACCATCGACCAATTGTAAAGCAAGAATCTGGGCAAAGAGAAAATCTTCGTGACGCTATGAATGATATAGCAAATACTGTGGAGTATTTAATTCAAAAATAGAATTATAAATATTTGAAAAAGTATGGTATAATGGAAAAATTATACAAACTCATTAGTGATGCTCAGGCATCACTTTTTGTTCTATTTCATAAAACTTGGGTTTATCATTGGCATGTTGTAGGTCCCGACTTCCAACAAATTCATACTCTCTTTGGTGAGCAGTATGAAGCAATGTTTGATGAAGTTGACCGTATCTCTGAGCATATGAGATATTTAAATATTAAACCTCTTAGTACTCTCACTAGAACTACAGAAGTTTCTAGAGTTGAGCAAGCATCAAATAGTGCCCAATCAATCGATGCAGCAAAAATGATTCAACAACTTCATGATGATAATAAAAGTTTAATTGAGCTTCTGGGCGAAGTCTCAGAGGAAGCAGAAAATCAGAAGCAATATGCTACAGCAAATTTAGTTCAGGACTTGATGGAGTCTCACGGTAAATTTGTTTGGATGTTACGTTCTTTTACTGAAAAATAATTATTTTACTTGTAATGAAAAATGGAAAATTTAAAAATCAGATGCCGTTCCTGTGGAAAGGAGTTAGAGGGGCATCCTACTAAAACTGTAACTTGTGGTTGTCCAAATATGGCAACTATTCGTGGGGGAGTTATTTCAGCAGTTGACTTATCTTCGGTTGTTATGCTAAACTCTAGTCAAATCAAAAAAAAATCTGGAGTTCTTACGAACGAAGATCTTGCCTTTCAAGAAGCACGGCGTCAGCGTAAAGTAAGACGTTTAGATTTTGAAGTCCGCTGAGGACTTATTTTGGAAGCGTGGCAGAGTCCGGTTTATTGCGTTTGTCTTGAAAACAAATGAGGGTAATACCTCCACTGGTTCGAATCCAGTCGCTTCCGTTACAAATATTACAAAATTTTAGATTTTTTTAATTTATATTTTTGTATCCACACATAGTTGACATTTGCAAAATACTTACTAACATAACTAGTAAGTATCAAATTAAATTCCCAATGGATGATCACACTTACCAAAATTGGGTGAAAATTAAAGCAACCTTTGAAAACTCTGGTAATACTGATAATATGTTTTACCGAAGAGCGTGTGAAATAGTCAAAACCAAAAAAGATCCTCTCGCAAAGTATCTTGGAGATAAGGATGACTAGAACAATTATATCTGCTGCTATCATTTTTGGATTAATTTCACTTTTTATTCAGTGGGGTCTCACACACGCATATGGATAAGCAAATATATAGTTTTGCTATGACATGCTTGTATGAATATAAGAATTGGAGGCGGGGGATATGATTTTTCATATTGTGGAGACACTTGCGAATAGTCCAGTTTGGTTGGGTCTTTGTGGAGGGGGCTTGATTATTCCACCAATCATTGGTATAATGCTCGTATACCGAACTAAATAACGGTGTAACGGGGTGTAAGTCAGAGGTAGACGGCTTGCTTTGGGAGCAAGAAGACGCACGTTCGATCCGTGTCACCCCGATTGCCAGTTTCTTCACTGGCACACTTGACACAAAGTCTCAAACACCCTATAATACATAGGTCAACATTTAAAACAATGTCTCTGATTCAAAAATTCAAAAAAGATGTTAGCACTCTTCGTCTTGCTGCTAACGGGGAAATCTACCTTGATGTAAAGAGTCCGAAACTTTATAAAAAGGTTCGCCGCTACTATGAAAATGTAGGGGTTGTATTTTCGGGTGACCCCCTTGATGACTACGAAATGCTTATGGAGTACGTCGCTCAAGATCTTGAAACCGTAGAGGTTGCATGAAAACTAAAGTTCTTCTGGAACGTGAAGGATACCGTTTTATTGAAGCGGGTATCCTTGAAATAAACGGCAAACTTGATTATCGTCTACAAAAGCAAAATTTTTATACCAAACGCTGGAATGACATTTATCTTTTTGATAATCAAATGCAGTGTTTAACTGCCATGGAAGATCATCAATATTGTCGTTGGTTAGATCCAGATCGAGTTCCTTGTTATGTAAGAGATACTGATGATGATTAATAGTCTCGGTATGACTTAAAACTAGCCCTGGTCGGTGATAAAATGCCCCCCTTATGTCTAAAGCAAGTATCCTAAGATACGTCGGGAACTTTCTCCTTTTACTTGGTTATCAAATCATGTTGTGGGGAGATTTTAAAAATGGTTTGATGATAAAATTTATTGGAGGACTACTCGGTATTCCTTTTGCTATCAAACTCAAACTCTGGGATGTGCTATTTTTGATAGCATTCTTTGGTATTACTGAGGTATCAAAGTTAACCCAACTTTTATTGAGTCCTGGAATGACTTAAAACTTATACTGGTGGAGTCAAGTATGACCTCTTATGAGTTTACGGCATCTCTAAAATGACGTTGGTGCGGATGGAGATTACTCCCGCCTGGTTTCTTGCCTCCAGTCAAAGGGCAAGTGGCGAGCCTGAGTTACAGAAGGTGGGTTGCATAAACCCACCTTTTTTAGTATAATTATAAAAAACGGATTAATATGAAAATCGGATTTAACTGCAGCTCGTTTGATTTATTTCATGCTGGGCATGTCACTATGCTCAAAATGGAAAAGGAGATGTGTGATTACTTAAAAGTAGCACTTCAAGTTGATCCTACAATCGATCGACCTGGTATTAAGAATAAACCAACGCAATCTGTATATGAGCGATATGTTCAATTGCAAGCTTGTAAATATGTCGATGAAATTCTTGTGTATGAAACAGAAGAAGATCTTCTCAACTTAATTCAAACGCAAACAATTCATGTCAGATTTTTGAGTGAAGAATATAAAGATAAAGACTTTACTGGAAAACAATATTGCATTGATAATGGCATAGAACTTTTTTTTCATTTAAGAAAACATAAATATTCTTCAACAGAAATCAGAAATAGAGTTTATCAGTTAGAAAAACTAAAAAGAACTGAAAGACTAGAAGAGAGTGTGCTTGAGCAGTACTCTCCAGAACTTCTGGAAAAATATTCGGTTAAAACTGATCAATTATGACAATATTAGTTACTGGCGGCGCAGGATTTATTGGAAGCAATCTTTTACATCATTTAGTTAATGTTATAGATGATGAAATTATTTGTATTGACAATTTGACTTACGCATCTGATTGGCACAATATTCCAGATTCAGTCAAACTTTATACGACAGATATTGTTGATGAGCATAACTGCGAATATATTTTTAAAAAATATAAACCAAAAACAATCTTTCATTTAGCAGCAGAAAGTCATGTAGATAATTCAATTAAAGATTGTTCTAAATTTATTCATACTAATATTATTGGAACCGTCAATTTACTTAAACTTTCTTTAAAGTATGAAATTGATCGTTTCATGCATATTTCAACTGATGAAGTTTATGGAACCATAGATGAAGATTCGTTTACAGAAAAATCAAACTATGATCCTCGCAATCCTTACTCCGCATCAAAAGCTTCAAGTGATCATTTTGTGAAAGCATTTCATAATACTTATGGATTGCCTGTGATTATTACCAACTGTTCAAATAACTACGGACCTAGACAATATAAAGAGAAATTAATTCCACAGACAATTTTAAATTTGCTCGATGGTAAAAAAGTTCCCATCTATGGTGATGGAAAGCAAATCCGCGATTGGTTGTATGTGCAAGATCATTGTGAAGCACTTTTTGAGGTATGGAGTCGTGGGAGAATTGGGCAGAAATATAATATTGGTGGAGAATGTGAAGTAAAAAATATTGATTTGGTTAGAATGATTCTTGATTATTTGAATATGAGTGAAAATATGATAGAATATGTTAAAGATCGTCCAGGACATGATCGAAGGTACTCAACGAGTATTACTAAAATTCGACATGAAATTAAATGGAATCCACGTTTCAATCTTGAAGAAGGTTTAGAAAAGACTATTAAATGGTATGAATGCAATCGGAACAACTCTTAAAGATGTTTACATCATCACAAACAAAAAGTTTGAAGATGATAGGGGGTTTTTCATTGAAGTTTTCAATGATAAAAAGTTTGAAGCAATTACTGGTGTAAAAAATTTTGTTCAAGACAATCATTCACAGTCTGTTAAAGGTGTTTTAAGGGGACTTCATTATCAAGTTGAAAATCCTCAGGGTAAATTGGTTCGTTGTACTTCAGGAATTGTTTTGGATGTAGTAGTAGATCTTCGAGTATATTCTCCTACTTTTGGAAAACATACTAAAATTTTACTTGATTCTAATGATAAGCAAGTATGGGTTCCTGCTGGGTTTGCACATGGGTTTTATGTTATTTCTGATGAAGCTGAAGTGACATATAAAATTACTGATTATTATTATCCTGAGCATGAGAGAACTCTTTTGTGGAATGACTCTGTTCTTGATATTGATTGGGGTGTGGTGGGAGATCCAATACTCTCTCCAAAAGATAAACTTGGAAAAACGTTTATTAATTGTGAAAAATATGAATGATCAGATTTCTGTTTATGGTGCTACTGGTTTTATTGGTGGCACCTTTTGTAATATGTTCCCCGATGAAGTTGTTAAAATTTCTAGAGAGCAAAGAAAACCAAAATCAAAAAATATTCTTTATTTGATAAGTACAATTTCAAATTATAATGTATTTGATGACTTGCATTTGGATGTGAATACTAATCTAACAATTTTGTTAGATGTGCTTCAATATTGTAAAGATAATGATATTGTCTTTAATTATGTTAGTACTGGTTTTGTCTATGGATCGGACATCTTATACGCAAAGGAAGATGATCCATGTGATCCGAAAGGATTTTATTCGATTACAAAAAGAACGGCCGAACAACTTTTAATTTCATTTTGCAAAACTTTTGATGTAAATTATCGTATTTTAAGAATTGCAAATGTATATGGACATGATAAAACAATATCTTCTAAAAAGAATGTTTTGGGATTTTTAGTTAGTTTAATGAAAGAAAATAAACCAATTACTCTTTATGATGATGGTATGCAACTGAGAGATTATATGCATGTAACAGATGTCTGTAGAGCAATTAAAATGGTAATGGATGGGGGAGAGGTAAATCAAATTTACAATATTGCAAGTGGAACTGCCTTACCTTTTAGAAGAATTATAGAAATGGTGAAAGAAATTCTTAACAGTAAAAGTGAATTACTTTCAGTTAAAACGCCAAAATTTAATCAAATTGCACAGGCAAAAAACTTTGCTTTGAATGCTGATAAACTTAAATCTTTAGGATTTGAACCTCAGGTCTCTTTAGAAAGAGGCTTGCAATCTGTTTGTTTATGATGTAAAATATATACTAGGAGTAAATTTAATTTTCTATGAGTGAATATAAAAAAACAGCACTTGTTCTTGGTGCTGGTGGATTTATTGGAAGTCACATGGTAAAGAGATTACGTTCCGAAGGTTATTGGGTTCGTGGTGTAGATCTTAAGTATCCAGAGTTTTCTAAACACGAAGCAAACGAGTTTATTCTTGGGGATCTTCGTGATGTGGATTTTGTTCGTCGCGTCCTTGAGTATAAAGGACCTTATAATAATTTTTATAATTCTGTTCCATATCGTTATATTCAATCATTTGATGAGATCTATCAGTTTGCTGCTGATATGGGTGGTGCAGGATTTGTGTTTACTG